CGATGTGAAGTCATCAAGTTCACCGGCAGTAGCTACCGGTTAGAAAACAGGCAGACGATTTTCAAGACTACAACAGGAACGAGAAACGAACTTATGAAGCCTTAGTTACTGGTGTATTCTGTGGCATATTTAACTTTTCTAAAAAAAGGCACAAGAAAATTCGCAAATTACAGGCAACCGAGGTAATTGTAAATATAACGGAAGATCCCTTCTCCTTCACGACCTGCATCAGTCGCCACGATGATCCGGTCAGACTGGGCGAAAACTTCCCGGATCACCTTTAGCTGTTTGAGTACGCCGGGATCGGATTTGTACTCTTTGCCTTCCTGTATCTGGCGGGGAATGAACTTAAATTCCTGCGGGATGATGGGCAGGTTTTCCCGGCGGAAGCCCGTGTAACCGTAAGCGTCCGGCATAGCCAACTGTACAAGATGGCCGAACGCCCAGGTAACGAGGTAGTCGTTGCCTGAGAGGTAGCCATCGTGACGTTCACGAACTCCCAACACGTTTGCTATATCCTTCGCCACGGAAGGTTTCTCGGCGATAATTGCTGTAATCATAAATGTTCAATTTTTAATGGTTTGACAAAAAGTGTCCCGTCACTTGGGGGCGGGACAACTGAATCGTAATAAAAATGGGAAAAGGATTAACGGCGGACGCCCTTGCGCTGCTTGGGCTTGTCCTGCTTCTGCTCCTGCCGTTGTTCCTGTTTCTTATCCTCTTTCTGCTACTCCTTGCGGTCTTTCTGCTGCTTCTGTTCCCCGGTGGGCTGGGTTTGTGCAGATTGCAGGGCTTCTTTCAGGCTCTTGGTGGATTCGTTGGTTTTACCCTGTGAATTGACCGCCACCTGCACCTCGTTCTCGACTGCGGGCTTGACACGTCCCTCTTCAAGTGCGGTCTTGTAGTCCTTCGGGAACATGAAGGCGGGATATTTCTGTCCGGGCTGCCATGTGATATAGCCGTGATAGGCTTTACCTTGTTTATCCACCAGACCGGAAACTTTGACCGTTCCGCCACCGGAGAGTTCAAGCTGCGACTTCTCGGTGAGTTCCTGCTTGCGGAAGGTCTTGGGGACTTCCTGATTGGCGGTCTGCTTCTGCATTTCCCGGTGTTCGTCCATCGCCAGTTTGCCCCGTTCGCCGAAAAGTAGTTCGAGTTGCATTCGGGCGGCACTGAACTGTACGGGGGCTAAATAGGTCTTGGGCTTCTGCCCCTCTTTCGCTTTGGTCTGGAACTGGCAGACGACGGCTTCGCCCTGTTTCAGCTTGGCAACTTCGTCGGGGGTGAAGGTATGCCCGTTCTTCTCGGCAGGAACGCGCACCTTGTCCAACGGGAACGACACCAGTTCGTTCGTTTTCAGGTTACGGCTGATAAGGGACGGGATTTTCTCACCCGCCCGGTTGGTAACCTCGGCGGGATGCCCGATATTGCCGGAGAGCTTCACGGTGTCCATGTCTTTTTGGGAAAGTTCGTACCCGAAAAACTGTTTCTGCATCTTGTCAAGATCGAGAATGCCGTGGCTGCAAATGACGAGCTTGCCGTCGGCGTTCTCACGCAAGGAAAGCTGGCTGTCGTTGCTGTGGGAAAGAGTACCGAGATTGAAGTACACACGGGCTGTCTTGTCGGTTTGGAAACCTTTCAGCATCTGGTCGAGCATGCCGTTCTGTTCAAGCTGCTCCCTTTTGATGCCGATGGATGCGGCGGCTTTCCAGTCAATCTTGTTCACGTCGTACTTGTACTGCGGCTGTTGCTGCTGTTCCTGCGGTTGTGGTTGCTGTTGCGCTGCATCGGTCTGTTGCTGTTGTTGCCCGGCGGCAGGTTGCGCCTGCTGTTGGCTCTGTTGCTGTGTCTGTTGGGGCGGCTGTACTTCGTACTGTGCCATGCGTGCCTGTCCTTCGGGCGTGGGATTTTGCACGGTCTGCTGGAAATCGGCGGCTACCCGTTGCACTTCCTCTTCCGGGACACGGAAGAAATGGAAACGGGTGGGGTCTTTAATCTGATTCCAGAGATTGGAAAAGAAGTTGGAGAACATATCGCCATGGCGATCCACCCGGAGAAGGTCGTTGTTGTCCTCCAACGGGTTCTTGGTTTGTAACTTGCCGTCCTGCACTCCGCTGACGGCTTGGATGGTCTTTTCTTCTTTGTCCATGACAAGAAGGATGTCCATCAACTGCTGGCTGTTGTCCAGTCTTTCGTCCATAAACTTAAATTTTTAAATGGTGAATACTAATGGTTTCCAGTGAAACCGGACGTAAATATATAGGGGAATGTGTTGATTATTAGCAAGTTTATGGCGGGGTGTCGCTACTTGTCGTCCAGTTCGCAGGTTTGTCGTATTCACAATGTAGAATGTACTTATAAAATCTGCTGTTAATTATTATAAGTAATAAATACTTTGATTGATTTTAACAGAATGGTTAAATGTTTTTTGCTTATATTTGCCATAACTATTTTCTATAAGAATATCTCTATTTAATTATAAACCAACAACTGTATTAAAGAATAATGAGTATAAAAAAGCGAAAGTTTGATAGTATTGAGAAAATGCTAAGTTTTCCTAAATACATTACCTTGGATAATGATACATTAACCCTAAAGAATTGCATCATAAATTTTGATTTCAGTTTAGTTAATTTTATTTCAACAATATCACCTCAATCAATAGTTTGTGTATCGAATGAACAAAAAGAAACAGAAGATACAGGTAAATTATATGAAGTAAATTGTAATATTACTTTTGAGAATGTTGATTTTTTAAAAGATGTTTCAATCATTGGGCTTGTTTTCAAAGGAAAAATTGAACTAAAAAATATACAATCAAGTGTTCACTTTGGTTTTAGCATGTGTTTTTTTGCATATCAATATATAACCCCGTTCAATAATGAACAATTTCCAATAATAATAGATAGAATTACGCATACACCTTTATTATTTTTCGACAACTGCCATTTTAATTCTAATATGTTAATTATGAATGTTTATTGTTCATTCCTTTTAATCTGTAAGTGCGAAATAAATGCTTTGATAGGTATAGTGAATATACATATAATAAAAGATATAAATCAATTAGCAAATGATATTATTAAACAAGCAGATAGCATCTTATTAGATGAAATTCATGTTCGCGGAGATTTTAAAATGGGGAAAGTTACTAATGCTTGTAAAATGTCTCTGCGCAAAATAACAATAGACAAAGATGGTCTATTGAAAATTTCTAACTATAATGACGATTTAAAAAAGAAGACCAGCTATAAATTAGGAAATATAGAGTTTCTCAATTCGATAGTGAATGGGACTATTATTTTAAAAGATTCCGTTTTTCGAAAATTTAAGTTTGATGAAATTGATGTTGCAGGAAATATAATAGAAGAAAATATCAACTACGTTGATTTGTGTAATATTGAAACAGCAAATATACTTAAAAAACAAGCCCAAAAGCAATCCAATACTTATCTATATAACAAGCATAAGTCAGAAGAATTAAATAAATTATTTATTAATAAAACAATTACTCCTATTAAAGATACAATAAGTAAAATAGAATATTATGAAAATAAGAAGTTATTTATTTTAAGGACAAAAACAATAATAAAATCCATTATTCATAATTTATATATTTTTTTATCTCAACATTATTAGCCTTTTTCTCTAAAGAACGATTCTTATTGTGGATTAATAAATATTCGAATAATTATGGACAAGATTGGAGTAGAGGCATAATTTTTACTTTGATCGTTTCATTCATGTTTTATTCTCTTTTTACGTATTCAATTAATAAAATTGAATTTTCTACCGATTTTAGTCAATGGATATTTTTTAATCCCACTTATTGGAAGGAAGTCATTGGTTATCTGTGGTTACCTAATTTAGACGATTTTAAGGTCTTGTTGAATGATAATAATGTGTCTGTTTGGAGTTACAGTTGTTTTATTATTGGAAAGATTTTTATTGCATTTGGAATTTATCAAACTATTTCCGCATTTAGAAAATATGGAAAATAGTGTGTATTTAATATGGCATTCCTAAATGTTTTTCAGGGATGCCATATACTATAATGGATAGTTATTATTTTATTAGATACATTAGTTCGGGATCAGCCTTGATGCGCTCGATTTCGTCGGCGACAATCTGCTTGACCTCGCTCTTGATGCGGTAGTAGTTCTGTTCAATCTGCTGCTGCATGGTGTCGTTGCCGTCCTTGTCGGTGAAGTCGATAATCTGCGGTATCTTCACGTAACGAGCGGTTTCCCGCTTAACCTGCTCGTTATCCACAACAATCTCGGCATGGAAAATCTTCTGCTCGATGCGCTCGTCGAAATTGTCCGCTACCGCCCCGACAAACATTCCCTGTGTCAAGTTGCTGATTTTTGAAGCCGGGATAAGGCTATCCATCTGGGTATTGATGGAAACGGAAGTTTCGTTCCGGTTGATTGTCATGTTCTGCCGTTTCTGCAAGACCTTGCCGAAACGCTCCGACAAGGTTTTGGCGGTTTCGGCAACCACCTGACCTGCAAAGACATTCCCGACGGTATTGCAGATCACGGCACTCTCCTTGTCTCCGTAGTCCCTTTTTAACTGGCTGAAATCCTGAAAGCCGAGCATGACGGCAACCTTGTTGCTTCGGGCGGTGGCAATTAAATTATCCAGTCCACGCATGTAAATCGTGGGTAACTCGTCTATGATTACGGCGGATTTGAGCCGTTTCTTCTTGTTGATTAACTTCACGATACGGGAGTTGTACAGACCGAGAGCCGCACCGTAAATGCCCTGCCTGTCGGGATTGTTGCCGACAACCAGCACTTTCGGTTCTTCCGGGTTGTTGATGTCGAGCGTGAAATCATCCGCCGTCATTACCCAGTAGAGAGCCGGGGAAATCATGCGGGAAAGCGGGATTTTGGCACTGGCTATCTGCCCCTGCAACTGCTCCACCGCCGAGTACAGCCCGTAATGGAAATTATTATAGATGAATGTCCGCAAGCGGATGCCCGAAAGTTCTTCCGTGCTTTCCTCGTATTTGGTGTGGAAACGGTAACAGTAGGTCTGACTGTCGTAACGATAGTACGTGCAGGCGACACGGAAGAGGTTGCAGAAGGCTTCGAGCGTGTTGCTGTTGAAAGCTGCATACGGGTATTCCTGCCCTTTGGCAAGCCAATCCGTGTAGGCTTTCTCCACGGCTTCGCCCTCCAGTTCCGCAATGTTAAACAGTGTATAGGTCTTTTGTACGGTTCGCATAAGTTTAAAAATTAAATGGTTTACAATTCGGTTTCTTTGCTATCTTTCTTTCCCGCTCCGGTTCACGAAAGAAAGTAGCGGGCGGATTGCTCCGCCCTTGCTCCCTGTTTGGTTAGGCTGCAATCCCTTCGGGTTGCTGTTGTTCTTCGGCTTGGGTGATTTCATGCCCTTTTGCCCTTGTCTTTTCCTGTACCAAAAGAACGGCTTTCTTTTCCTCGATGCGCTGGTGTCGTTTCTCGTACACCTCGTTATATTCGTTCTCGATAGTGGCGAGTTCTTCGGGCATGTGCTTACGGGCGAAGTCAAGCAAAAGGCTTGCAACGGTATTCTTCCCGTAGGCGTTTCTGAAATTGGCTATCAGATAGTCCCTGCGGATGATAGTTTTTATCTTGACGGTGAGATTAGCCACAATATTCATTTTATCCTCGTCCGTGAGGTAGTGTTTCCCTTCTTCGGTGATGCCTACGGCTGTAAAATGCTCCTCCCGCAAATTGGATAGCATGAAGAAATAGAGTATCTTTTCCTCGTCCGCACCGAATTTACCACCCGTGATGTCGGCTTCCATTATTTGCCGTTTGGTATCTTCAACCGTCTTTTCAAGGGCTATCTCCTTGTTGCGCTCGTCCTGTTTCTCCAATTTCTCCACGGGTGAAAGCGGTGCTTGTACGGCTGTCCCGTCCGCTGCCTGTTCCGTCACGTTCTCCACATAGCAGAAAACAATCTCCTTTTGCCCTATCTTGGCGTAAACGGTGATTTCTCCGGCTTCGCTCTTGCGGGTGATTTCTTCCTCCTTCTCCATGTAGTCAGCCCATTGCTGTTCGTAACGGGTACGGGCTTCCTCGTACTTTTCGGTGTCGTTAAAATTCTCGGCTTTGGGTTCTTGGGGGCTGTTGGGGAAAGTGGTGTACGTTTCAAGGTTTTCGACCTCGTAGCCCAAAGCGATTAACCGTTCTATTACAGTGTCGTTTGTGGTGTAACGGTCACGGCAAAGGGAAACGTTCGGGTTTTGCTGCATGATTTGAACGGCTTTTTCCATGAGGAAAGATGCGTTCATTTCGGCAAGACACGTGCGGTTGGCGCAATGTCCGCACCCTCCGTCACAGAACAACAACAGGTTGTTCGTGTTGTGGGCGCACGTGGCGCACTCGGTCTTGTCAAAGGAGTAATACCGTAAATCGGTGGTATAATTGCTCTCTATCCGCTTGGCAACATCGGCTGCTTTCAGCCCCCGCCAACTGTTGTATGCGTTACCGTCCTGCAAATGTTTCTCGTACACTTCTTTTTGTATATCCTCACCGTATCGGCAAATCTCGGTTGCCACGCTGATAGTCAGTTCGTCCGTTTCCAAAAGGGTGGCGATTTCGGGAATTAGGGCGGTGAATTTCAGACGGGTGCGGATATAGTTCTCGTTCTTGCCGAAAAGTACCGCCAATGTCTGTACGGTGTGCCGTCCGTTCTCTATGAGTTTTTGGTAGGCGTTGGCTTCCTCAATAGGTGTCACGTCCTTGCGCTGCAAGTTTTCGGTTATCGCCATTTCTTCGGCTGCCTCGTCCGTGAGTTCCGAAACAATGGCGGGTATATCTTCCATTTCCGCCATGACGGAAGCACGGTATCTGCGTTCACCGAAAACAATCTCGTAACGGTCTGTGTCGGCTATGGGGCGCACGGTGATAGGCTGTAAAACTCCCTGTTGCTTGATACTTCCGGCAAGTTCGTAAAGGTTCGCTTCATCGAAGTGCTTGCGGGGGTTAAAACTGCTCGGCTGAATGTTTGCCAATGCTACCAATGTAATGTTTCTCTCTGCTGCTGATTGATTTACTGTTGCTTTCATAATCCTGTTATTTTTTAGTTGATTAAAATTCTGTTGATAAAATGGTTTCTTTGCTACCTTTCTTTCACCGCTTCGGCTCACTGAAAGAAAGTAGCGGGCGGAATGCTCCGCCCTTGTGAGCCTTATTTGCGGTTATAACATACGTTTGCGAACTTCATCTTTTTTTCTACCGCCCGTTTGAGCGTGTAGAACGTTCCGCCAACGGTTGCGATTGCATCGTAATAGACCATAAGAAAAGCGGAATTTTCCAAAAGGTAATCGTTGCGACGTAAAAAGCAGCCCTCGAAATAGGTTTCGGATAGGGTTATCACTTCATCGGCTTGCGCTAAAATGTTGTTATAACGCTGCCTGTCCGCTTCGGTATATCTGTCGGCTTGTCCTTTGAACGGAATAACGCATTTTAGACGGATATACGGGTATTCCTTTTTGAGCCTTAAAACTTCTTCGGCTGCAATGATGTCGAAGCCGTCAGCCATTCCCGACAAAAAGGTATGATAACCTTTCTTTATGCAAAATTCCTCTATCGCTGCCCACGTGTTATGTGCCACGTTTATAAAAAAACGTTGGCGGTCGGTCGTGAATTTGGCTATTCGATTGGTACGGTGTCCCGAAAAAGCTACGGTACTTTTTTTCAGCCATTCGTCACGCTCTTTCCGGCATTGCTCCAATGTGGGGCGCAATGTAGAAAACAACTCACCGTTTAAATGTCGGTAGTCATATTGGTAGTATATTTTTCCTCTATACGCTCCTAAACAGCATTTTATATACATTTCCTCTCCCAAACCTTTGGTTGTTGATACTCCGTTTTCGGTCAATGTATTTGTTTCCATATTGGTATATTTTAGATTGTTATTACTTGGTTATTTCTTCCCATACGCCACGCTGTTTGTCAAAATCAACGTTGAAATAATAGGCGGTCTTTGTCTTGGGTTTCTTCCGTCCATTGAAAACTTGGGTTTCTAAAACCTTGTACCCTTTGCGGGTTTCCGCCACGACTTCACAGGTAAGAGATGACAAAAATTTGTGCTTGAATTTCTTTCCTTCCATATTGGTATATTTTAAAAGATTAAAAGAATGATTATCAGAACGAACACGATACCCACGAACAACCGCCAAACAAGGGCGAGAATGAACCGTGCCACGAAGTAAAACAGGAGTACGGCAAACAGTAAAGCGAAAAACTGCCCTGCGGTGGTGGTGAAAAAGTAAATCACCACAGACCAAAGTATAAGGCGGTAAATCAGTTTTGAAATGAGTATCGTTTTCATGTTCTTGGGTGTTGTGGGCGAATTGCTCCGCCCTTGTTAGTATTTAGGCACAGAATACAAAACCGTCAAGGAACTTGTAACCGTCATTGAACAAATCACGTGCGAAAGCTGCGTAATCAAAATAGTTGAGAACAAAATCGGATAGTTCGTAACATTGTTCTATTACTTCACGGGCGTAATCTTCTTCCTCGTCATACTTCCCGATATATTCATCATTGAATTTTCTTACAAGGTCGTCCGCATCGACTTTGCTTAAATCCCTGCTCTCGTAATCAAGCCAAGCGGAAAAGGCTTCCTGCTCGTTTGTGTCCATATCTTCCACTTTATCCCGTAACTCGAAAAACATATCTGAAATCCAACTTTCGCAAACAAGTTCTTCGGGTATGTTTTCTCTATCTTGAAACATAAATTCGGGGTCGTCCTCGTCCTTGTGGAGTTCCTTACACGCTTCCAAAAATTCGTCCTTGTCGGCAAAATCGGAGAGGTCGAACCATTTGCCGAAAAGTGACCCTGCGTTGTATTTGGCGTAAGTACCTACGTAAATCGCTGCTTGTGAAAAATCTGCTGCCATAACTCAAAAAATTAAAATTGTTACTACTTGTTTTTGTTATCATCGCTTGTCGCCCCAACCCAATTTTTTCCCTTGGCTGATTGGGAAGAACATTGACAATAATTGAAACGGAAAAGGCGAATTGCAACCATCTGAAAAAATGGTAAATACTACCCGTAGGGTGGAGATTTGGCATTTTTGCGGATTTGCTTTCGACTCCGCCTACCTTCGTCAATGTTTTTCCAATCAGCTTAGGGAAAAATAGCCTTCCAGTAGATTAAATGAATGATAGATTACTTATCGGTACAGGATGGGAAAGTTTTGTTTTGAGAACCGGGAACTCCGGTTTCCGGAAAAGAAAGAAATATACGGGTTGGTGATTGCGGGGTGGAAAGACAACTCTTTGCCACGCAAGTATTCTTCTTTTGCCGATTTATCGGGTTAGAAAGAAGTGTACTTGTGTGGCAATGTGTTGTGCGGGTTGGCGAGGTGCTTTTCGTCCGGTTTACGGTAAACGGACGTAGCAATCAGCTATCCGGCTTTTGCGGATGGCCGTGCGAAGGTAGTGGCGGAAACGGGACGAAAGTTCCGCAGACAAAGGATTATCCTGTTAGTCACGGCAAAGCCCCAAAAAGGAAAATAACGGTTGGAAAAAACGGGTAAGACAATAAGGGGCTGCCGGGACAAACATCAGGGGAACTTATTCGGACGGGATGGCGCACGGAAAGTTTCGACGGCAGGCGAAGCTCCGGGTGACAGCACGGACGGATGTGTTCCGTTTGTCCCGCCCGGCTTTGCGTTCCCCTTCTGGCATGTAGCCTGCCGGAGTGCTTGAAGGGGAACGGGAAGCAGGGACAGACCTATACCGCTTACGGGTGGGCGGGAATAAATGCAATAAAATTGAAGGTGGTTGAATTAAAATGGCTACATTTGTAATATGGATAATAAAGCGATACATTTAACTGCAAAATCTGTAAAGCTATGATTATGGGTATATTATTATTGCTGGTTGCCAATATATTGATAATGATAGGGTGTCTGATTAAACGGAAGTTTAAGGCATCGTTATTATTGTCGATACCCGTTATTATTTTCATATTGGTTGTTACGTGGTTTTTTACACCGGTTCCGGTTAGTCTTGGAATAGTAAAATTGCCTGTGATAGAATTTGTCAAAGTGAGGAATATAATTGAAAACGACAGTCTGTACGTTGATGTTGAACATGAAAGCGGGGTAATTGAACTTTTAGCGGATAAAAGGCTTGAAAAGGCGGTAAACGGTGGTCTGTTGCGACTTGTCGGTATGGATAGACCGGATTTCAGTTATGAAAACACTTATGAAGACACTTCATCCAAAGATATAATCCTATGCTCCGAGAATACTTCTTTTGTAAGGGAAGAAAATGGCAAATACTTATATCTGGTTGCGTTTCATCCCGAAGTTTCCACGTCAGAATTTCAATCTATGGAGGGGAATATTTGCTGTAAGCTGTTTTTTGTGCAAATGTTCTCGCCTATTTATGCAACAAACGGAATAACCGTTCCTTGCGATAGCTTGCGCAAGGTCGTTATTCCGTAATCTCCAATCGTTTATTATTCCTGTTCGTCCTCGAAAGCGATAGTCTTGGCAAGGAACAGACCGATTACGAATTTCGCTCCGTGTTCGATCAGTTTGCGCTTCGTTTGAATGAATCCCTCTCCAGTCGTCAATAAGTCGTCTATTAGCAGGCAACATTTACCATTGAAATATTCGGGATGGAACTCTAAGTTGGCGGTCTTGTCCTGCCCGTGCGTACCTTTGAGTTGGGGACGGTCTGCGGTCAGGGTGATGGCTTCGTAACCGTCGGCTACTCCGATGTCTGCCGAGAGTTTACGGCAAAACTCTTGGTAGCGGATGCGGTTCTTTTCACGGGTGGATGCGGGAATAGGTATCAGGACGGCACGGTGCTTGTTCTCCTGAATGACACGGATGCGACTGATAGCGATGGAAAAGAGTTTGACGGAGAGGTCTGTTACCTGCCCGGATTTGAATTTGAAAATAAGGTTGGAAATCTTCTTGCCCTCGAAGGTGATCTTGTCGTTACGACGGACGGGGCAATAGTCATACAGGTAAAGGCACAGGCTCCCGTCCAGACGGAAGAAACCTTGGAAACGGTTATCCAACGGGAAAAAGGCTTTGCGGAAATCCTTGAAGAAAGTAAAGATAAGTATGCTGTTCCACAAACGGGCTTCGTCCTCGCTGCCGGACTTCAAGTAATACATGAAACCTGCCAAATGACCGCTCTCGTACAAGCCCATGCCAATAGTGAGCCTTTCGTTGAAATCGCTCTGGCTGACGATGTACCAGCCGTAACGGGCGAACTGGGCTTCGTAATCGGAACGGGTTTCGAGAAGGAAATAGAATTTGCCGTCGTCCTCGAAACGGATCACGTACTCGCACCGGAGGGCGACCTTGCCTAAAATGCGGCGTTCTTCCTCGATGGTTTCGGGAATGGCAAGGAAGGTGTATTGTGCTACAAAAACGGGTTGTTCCATAGTTAAATGTATTGTTCTGTTGCAAAGGAATGGATTATCGGAGAACCGGACAATTAAAAACGGGGAAAATATGCTGGCAGCAAAAAAATATGTTGCCGTCTGCTTAGGTTTGCACCGCATGGGGCATGACAAAGTTACAAGCATGAAGCAAAGCACGGACAAGCGGTACATAAACGCACGGACACACCCGCAACAGTCTGTATATTTGCGGGAAACAGTAAATTATCAGATATGGAAATAGTGACTATCGAGAAGAAAACCTTTGAGGAAATGAAAAGTAGGTTCAACCAGTTCAGCGAGCATGTACGGCAGTTGTGTTCCCGGTACAGACCGCCGGAGAAAATGAATTGGCTGGATAATGCGGACGTGTGCGAAAAGCTGAACGTGAGCAAACGGACGTTGCAAACGTACCGTGACGGCGGACTGTTGGCATACAGCCAGATCAACCACAAGATATATTACAGGCTGGAAGATGTGGAAGCGTTTATAACGGCAATGAGCAAGGAACTGATAGAGGAAGAATAAGATGGAAGTGATAACAAAGGACATGGAAGAGGTACAGGCGTACTTTGAAGCTCTGGAACGGAGTATGAAGTACGTGGATAACGTGACGGCGAACTTCCGTCCGGCAATGAACGGCGAGGTGTACCTGACGGGGAAGACGTGTGCAGGATATTGCATATCACTACCCGCACTTTGCAGGACTACCGGGCGCAAAGGATTATCCCGTTCATTGCGTTGCCGGGCAAAACGCTGTATCGGCAATCGGACATATTGCGTATGCTGGAAGAAAACTATGTGCAGATGAAGCGAAAAAGCAAACGTGGGAAAAGTCCTACTTAACTTTTGAAGGCGGTGCATGGATAAATGTAGCAAAGGCAGGAACTTCCAAACGGAACTCCTGCCTTTGCTGCGTTTTGCCTTGCCGGAAGAAATCAGGCGGTTTCACGCAAGGCGGCTGTTTGCTGCTTCTTGACCTTCTTCTGTTTCTTGTCAAGGACTTTCTTCTGCATGGTTGCAAGGTTGGCGGAGATTGCACGGAAATCGGAGCTAACCATCTTGTTCGTTACCACTGCATAAATCTGTGTAGTGCTGATATGCTTGTGACCGAGTATCTTTGAAAGTGCCTCAATCGTACCGCCATTGCAGAGATAAACCGTCGTGGCAAAGGTATGACGGGCGCAATAAGTAATATTTAGAAATTCAATAAAAAACAGAATGGCGATAATTAAACGTAAATCGTTTATAATTAAGCATTTTACAAGATTTGCATAATAGACAGACCTGCAAAAGAAAACAAAATATTGCAGCGTTTCAGTTACCAGACTGTTAGCCGTCTGTTTCGGGAACAACGACAGGTAACCGAATTTTTACCGATAGGAACAAAGCGGATTTGTATTCACTGTTTATCAATGTTTTGCATGCCAAAGGACGCTTTTCAAAGGAGTATTTTTACAACCTAAAAAAGAGCGTTTATGAAAGTGGAAAAATTCAAGGTACTGCTCTACCTGAAAAAGAGCGAGCCGGACAAGACCGGCAAGGCCCCGATCATGGGACGGATCACCCTGAACCGCACGATGGCGCAGTTCAGCTGTAAACTCTCCTGTACCCCCGGACTATGGAACGCGCGTGAGAGCCGGCTGAACGGCAAGAGCCGTGAAGCGGTAGAGACCAATGAAAAAATAGAGAGACTGCTGCTTGCCGTACACTCGGCCTTCAATTCCCTCATGGAAAGGAAAAAAGATTTCGATGCCGCCGCGGTCAGGGACATGTTCCAGGGTAACGCGGGCATGCAGATGACCCTGCTCAAACTTCTCGACCGGCACAATGAAGGGATGAAAGCCCGTGTGGGCGTGGACCGTGCGCCGACAACAATGTCGACCTACGTCTACACCCGGCGCACCCTTGCCGAATTCATCAAAACGGAATTCAAGGTCTCGGACCTTGCCTTCGGACAGCTCAACGAGCAGTTCATCCGTGACTACCAGGACTTCTGCCTGGAAAAGAAGAGACTGGCGATGGAGACGGTGCGCCATTATCTGTCCATCCTGAAAAAGATCTGCCGTATCGCCTATAAAGAGGGACATTCGGAGAAATACCATTTCTGCCATTTCAAGCTGCCCAAGCAGAAGGAGACCACCCCACGGGCGCTCAGCCGCGAAAATTTCGAGAAGCTGTGCGATCTGGAGATACCGGAAAAACGCAGGTCACATGTCATCACCCGGGACCTCTTCCTCTTCGCCTGTTACACCGGCACCGCCTATGCCGATGTGGTAAGCATCACCCGGGAGAACCTCTTCACCGATGACGAGGGGTGTCTTTGGCTGAAATACCGGCGAAAGAAGACCGACTACCTCGGACGTGTCAAGCTGCTGCCGGAAGCCGTTGCGCTGATCGAGAAGTACCGTGACGATACCCGCGTCACGCTCTTCCCGCCGCAGGACTACCACACGCTCAGGGCCAACATGAAATCCCTGCGCCTGATGGCGGGGCTGAGCCAGGACCTTGTCTACCACATGGGAAGACATTCTTTCGCCTCCCTGGTCACGCTCGAGGAAGGGGTGCCGATCGAGACCATCAGCAAAATGCTGGGACACTCCAACATAAAGACCACCCAGATATACGCCCGTGTGACCCCGAAGCGACTGTTCGAGGACATGGACAGGTTCGTCGAGGCAACCCGCGATTTGAAACTTATTCTTTAATCCTAAAAATATCATTATCATGCGCAGTACATTCAAACTCTTATTCTACATCAACCGCAACAAGGTCAGATCGGACGGCACGACCGCCGTCCTCTGCCGGATCAGCGTCGACGGGAAGAAGTCGGCCGTTACCACCGGTATCTATTGCAAACCCGGTGACTGGGGCAGTACGAAGGGAGAAATCAAAACAGTCAGGGAGAACAATCGCCTTGCCGCCTTCCGCAGCCGGCTGGAAGAGGCGTACGGGAACCTATTGAGGAACCAGGGAGTGGTCACGGCCGAACTGCTCAAGACCACCGTGTCAGGTGCCAATTCCGTGCCGGAATACCTCCTGCAGGCCGGAGAGGTGGAACGCGAACGGCTCAGGGTCCGCTCCAAGGAGATCAACTCCACCTCGACCTACCGCCAGTCGAAGACCACACAGCTCAATCTCGGGCAGTTCATCGAATCCCGCGGGATGAAGGACATCGCCTTTTCGGACATCACCGGGGAGTTCGCCGAATCGTTCAAGGTCTTCCTCAAGAAGGAGCTGGGATACAGGAACGGGCATGTGAACCACTGTCTGTGCTGGCTCAACCGGCTCATCTACATCGCCGTGGACCGGGAAGTATTGCGGGCCAACCCGATAGAAGATGTGGCATACGAGAAGAAAGATGCACCTAAACTAAGGCATATCAGCCGCAATGAACTGAAGCGGATGATGGAGACCCCGATGCCCGACCCGATGATGGAGCTGGCGCGCAGGACGTTCATCTTCTCCTGTATGACCGGTCTGGCCTACGCGGATACGAGGGCTCTCCATCCCCGTCATATCGGAAGGACCTCGGAAGGAAGAAGGTATATCCGCATCCGCCGGGCCAAGACGGACGTGGAGGCGTTCATCCCGCTGCATCCCATAGCCGGACAGATACTGGAGCTTTACAACACCACGGATGACGACAGGCCGGTATTCCCGCTGCCTGTCCGCGATGTCCTCTGGTACGAGGTACATGGGATGGGCGTGGCATTAGGCATGAAAGAGAACCTGTCCTACCACATGGCCCGGCATTCGTTCGGGACCCTGACGCTGACCGCGGGCATTCCGATAGAGAGCATCGCCAGGATGATGGGCCATACGAACATCGACAGCACGCAGGTTTACGCCCAGGTCACCGACCGGAAAATATCCTCGGACATGGACCGGCTGATGGAAAGAAGAAAGCCTGCCGCCGGCAAGGAAGCCGCCGACTAAATAAGGATTGCCGCCGGAATCGTAAATGCAATTCCGGCGGCAATCCTTAAACTTGAATACGATATTATACCGATGCAGGGTGATAATTCTCCTCCAGCAACTTCTCGATGTCCGACTGCCTGTACAGGATCTTCCCACTGAGCTGGATATAGGGAATCCGTCCTTGGTCCCTGTAATCCTGCAGGCTCCTGCGGCTGATCCTCAATGTCTCGGAAAGCTCCCTGTCGGTCAGGAACCGTTCCCCGTTGAAGGGAGGACGGTTGTCACAGGCAAGACGTTCCACTTTTTTCTCTATATTGTCCAGCAGGGCGAAGAACCTGCGGATGCGCCCGTCTTCCTTATCGATAATTCCTTCCATTTCTTCCGTTCTTTAAAGGTTTCCGTTCTTTCTTCTTTCCCTCACCGCCTTCTCCTTGCGTCTGATGCCAACGTAGGTCATCAGCCTCTCCACGTCCTCCGGTTTGTAATAGAACTTCCGCTGGAGGCGGGTGAACGCCAGCCGTCCGGTATCGCGGAGGGTCTGCAGGGTACGCGGCGAGATGTCAAGGCGCAGGCAGACATCCTGGCCGTCCAGTCACTCTCCGGGTTCCTTACGGCGGTTTCTCTCATACAATCTGTCCACATGTGCGGACAGGTTCTCGGCGCGTGCCAGCATCCTCTCAAGGACACCGGCCTCGATGTAGCATATTTCCATAATTTCAACTTGTTTAAATGTCAGTGCGAATATAAGGGAAGAAACCATGAGAGGCAAGCGCGACCGGTACACTGGCAGGAATAGTCATGGATAGT